GCGAATCAGCTCCTACTGGCCGTCCCTGATCAGGGAGGTGCGACCTTGAGCTACTTCGGGTCGGCGGGGTCTGGTTTCGCAGCTTTGGCCCCGTGTCGGAGGGTGTTGACGCACCCTCCGGCCGCCTGATCGGCGGTCAGTCGTCCGGCCGGGTCACGGCCAGCCGGTCTCGATGTCGTAAGGGTTGCCCTCCTCCAGAGCGGCCAGCAGCTCCGCTTCGCGATCAAAGCACGCCTGGACATGCGCCCGGACGGCCTCAGCAATGGCAATCACTTGGGCGGCGTCGAGCGTGACGAAGCCGGCGCCGGTCTTCCACTGGATCGTCGTTTGCGGGTCGAGGGTGACGGCCAGCGCCGCGCCGGTGATGCGCGACTGGCTGGTGTCGTCGGTGGCGATCGGCATTCCGCTCACGGTCGTGCCGGTGGCCAGCGCCTTGTTGCGCCGGGCCTTGATGCGGTCGCGTTCGCGATCAACAGCTTCGGCGGCGAGGTCGTCGGGGGTCTTTATGGTGAGGGAGAATGTCATGAGCTACCTCGTCCAGTTGAGAAGAGTGTCGTCGTCGCAGTGCAGCTCCCAGCCCTCGCCCCGAGCGGTGCGGATCTCGATCGGCAGCCAAGCCGCGCTGATCTTCTTGCGGATCTTGACCATGAACTGTTGCACGATCACCGGATCAGGCGCGGAATCGAGGTCCGAGGCATAGAGGGAGGTGTAGAGCGCGCTTTGGCGCACCATGGTGCCTTTGGCGCGCCAAAGCGCATGCAGAACCACGGCCTCGCTGTCGGTCAGGGTCAAGTCGGGATGCGGGGTCCGGGACAGCTTTTCCGGGGACCAGATGATCTCGCCGAGGATGTAAAGCAGATGCTCGACCGCCTCGATCGGCTTCATGTCTCCGACGGCGGCCTCAAGGCTGGTTCTGTGCGGCAGCGCGGCCATCAGGCGTTCGAGCAGGTCATGATCGACGGAGAGCGCTGATACCGGCCTCCGGCCCCGGAGCTGATTGTTGAGCAGGCGGACTTCTTCGGTCACCTCCATTCTGTCGCAGCTCCGCCAGATGGTTGAGTAGGATTTGTCGATGATCCACGCCGCCTCGCCGACCGAAAACCCCGTCCGAAGCAGCGCCGCAACCCGCCTGTCCAGTTCCCCGGTCACGGGACTTTGAGCGCGCGATTCGATCCACGGGTCGATCAGCTCTTCGATCCGATTGCGGTTCACTTGGGTCTTGAACGGGACAGTCCGCGGCCGATCCGCCACGGGTTGGGCGACGGGTTTCGCCTTGGGCCTGGTGGCCTTCGGTTGCGCGGGATCAAATTCCCCGGCGTTGATGCGGCGGACATTGCGCAGCACCGTTGAGGCGTTCACCCCAGCGGTCGCAGCAATCTCGCGATAGGACACACCGGCATCGACCTGCTCTTTCCACCCATCGACGAAGGTTTTGATGCGCTCCTGCTTCGCTTCCACCAAGGCCAGTCGCTGTTCGGCCGCCTTGGGAATCTGCAGCCGCCGCCAGGCGAACGCCCCGTTCAGGACATCGAGCCGATAGCCCCGCCGCGGGACGTTGGTAATGGTGACGTCGGCGCCGGACTTGCGAAGCTTCTGGCGAAGCCGAGTGATGTGGACCTTGAGCGCCGCCGCGCTGGAAACCTGCCGGTCGACGGCATCGATGGTCTCATGGGAACAAAGGGCATCCCGATTGACGACCTTCCCGCGCGCGGCGTCGAGCTGCTTCAGGATCTTCTCTTCAATCGAAGTGAGCCACAGAAACACCGCACCATCCGCCCCTATGTCAACGAAGCTCTCCATCCTGTCGTGCGCGCTCACAGCATCACCGTGACGCGGTTGGGGAATCCCGGCCCGAGGGTGGACGAGATCTGATAGGCGACCAGGGTCAGGCTATCGCCGGGGGCCAGCGCGGCGCCGAAGTCGGCAGCCTGCTGGGCGGCGGTGTAGGTCGCGGCAGTGGTGGTCACCTCGATCGAGCGCACGACGGCCGCGCCCTCTGTCGCGTCCTCCAGAATGTCGATCCGGTAGGCCTCGGTGGCCTCGGACATCGGGACCTCGCCATAGGTCCAGGTGTCGGCCACAAGCGCCCGGTCGCGGCGGATCCATGTGATGGCGATGTCGCCGCCTTCAAGTGCGGCGTTGATGAACACCGGCGCGAAGGGCTTCAGTCCGGCGCCGGTCGCGGTGACCGTATCGGCGGCGTAGCTGGTCTCGGCCATGGCCTTCGAGGCGGGTCCGACGCGGTAGTTGTAGGCGAGACCGATATCGGCCTCGAGGACGGGCAGCGAGGCGATGTCGCTGTCGATCATCACCACCCGGGCGCCGGCCGGGATGGTGTCGCCGATCAGCCATTCGGTGCCGCGCTGGCCGCGCAGAATCCGGTCCAGGCTGTAGGTCCGCGTGTCGATCAGCGACGCGTCGCCCGCCTGGATCAGCTCCCACAGCCCGTCGCCGACCTCGAGCGCCAGCAGGTTCGCGCCGCCGAAAAGGTCGAGATCGTTGACGCTGCCGAGGGTGCCCGAGGCGAGTTGCACCACCATGCCGCCCCGGTACCAGATCGCAGGCTGGCCCGGCGCGAGGTCCTCGGCCAGTTCGCCGACCTGGGCGCGCTGATTGAAGGTGGTAAAGGCGGCAAAGCCGTCCGATCCGGGGCTGCGCCAGACTGCCATGGTACCCGGCCAGGGCGAGGCCCAGGCGGCGACCAGCGGCTGCCAGGCGTCGCGCCCCTCGAAGATCTGCGGCAGGTCCAGCACCGCAACCGCCGGCGGCACGTAAGACACCGGGGTATTCAGGGTTACGGCGCGGGCGGCGCCCGGCGGCATGTCGTAGGCGTCGCGGTCCTGCAGCACGGCGCTGAGGGTCCGCGCCTCGGCGTCGGCGACGGTCATCAGGCGATAGTCCCGGGTGCGGCCGTCATGCGTCAGGCCGATCACGTCGGACGGGTCGAGCGCCAGCAGCGAGGGCGGCAGGCGGAACGAGGCGGTTTCGCGGCCGACCCAGGCCTCGGTCAGCGCGCGACGGACGCGACGCTCGCCCTCCTCGGGCGCCACGGCGATGGGAAAGCTCTCGCTCGAGATCCGGGCCGAGGCGGCGGTGGTGCGGCGGGCCTCGACCATGGCCGAGTCGTAATCCTCGTCCGACCGCATCAGGGACCATTTGAGCGCCTGGGCGAGCTCGGTCTCCTGGCCGCGGGTCAGTTCCATGGGTTCGGCTCGATCCCCGGTCCCCGCCACCATGTCGTCAAGCGTGATGGTCGCGGCACGGGCTTGGCCGCGCATCACGAAGCGGATCACGCCCTCGGTCTCGACCGCATCGAAGCCGAAGTGGCGGCCGAGCATGGCGATCGAGGCGCGGGGCGATTCGAGCGCGGCGATCACATAACCCTCGACCGATCCCCAGAGCCCGCTCACGTCGACCCGCGCCGCATCGAGCCCGGCGCGCTCGCAGAGCGTCCGCACCAGCGGGCCCAGCGACACCGACCCCATCCGCCCGGTCAGCCAATGGCCCAGCCGCCAGTTTGCCCCGTCCGCCCAGACATCACTCAGGCCCGGGAAATTCGGGAAGGGCCGCGCGTCCCAGGTCCAGACGGCGCATTCCGCGAGGTCGATCATCGGGGTGCCGGTGATCGCCGAGACCGGGTTGTTGGCCTCGTTGCCCCAATAGAGGGTGACCGCCTCGAGGTAGGCGCGCTGGATCGAGTCATCGCGCCAGCCGCGCGAGAAATACGGCACAAAGCTTTCCGACGATTTCGGGTCGACGAAGACATTCGGCTGGTTGGTGCCCCGGTCGATCGCCGGGCAGCCGAACTCGGTGAAGCGGATGGGTTTCGATTGCGGCTGCCAGGCGGTGGGTTCGTCCTCGCGCGTGCCGCCGGGCCGGTCGTGGTGATACCGCGTCCACCAGTCGTGCAGCCCCTTGTAGCGAAAAATCCAGCTCTCGCCGTCCTCGGAGCCGAGGGTCGAGGCCGAGGCCGATTCCAGCCAGTCGCCGGCGGCGACCAGCCGGGCGCGCACAGTGGCGCTGTCGATCGACAGCTCGGCGGTGACGGCAGCACCCTCCAGCAGCATTCCGGCCAGGGTGTTGACGATCTCGGCCTGCCAGAAGCCGAACCATTCTTCGGCGCCGCCGCCCCAGGTGCCGGCCAGATCGCCGGTGGTGACGAACCGGCTTTCGAGATAGGTCCAGGCCCGCGCCGCCAGCGCCAGCGCGTCGGCCTCGCGCCCGGCATCGGCGCGGAAGGCGGTGCTCTGCAGGGCGGTGACGCAGGCGCGCAGGATCAGCGCCGCAAAATGCGGCTCGTGGTAATTGGTCTCGGCCCCGGTCTCGGGGAAGTCGGTCGGCGGGCCGGTGAGGCTGGAGGTCCAGCCGGTGGCGTTCAGCCAGGCGAGGTAATCGCCGGCCACGTCCAGCGCCGCGGCCAGCCCGGTGGCATAGGCGGCGTCGCCGTCGATCAGCAGGATGGCCCGGGCGGTGGCTTCCAGCGGGCGGTACTGATAGCCCGCCCATTTCGAATTCGGATCGTGCCAGGTGTAGATCCAGGTGCCCGGCGCCTCGCCGAATTCCTCGGCATCGAAGCGGTCCCAGACATAGGCGTGGGCAAAGGGGCCGAGGTCGCCGACATCGGTCTGCCAGGCCAGCTGCGCCGCGCGCAGGAACTGGCAATGCGCCAGCAGCCCGTCCGGCCCATCGGTGCCGCCGATGTCGGCCCAGACGTCGGGCGACTGGTAGCCCGAGCCCGGGGTGCCGCGCCAGTCGATGATCTCGCCCGAGCGGACATTGATGGTGAAGGGCGTGATCCAGGGCGTCCAGGCCGGGTCAATCGACTGCGTCGGCCGGGCGCTGAGAACCGAGACCGCGTGCGGCAGGTCCTCGCGGTCGATCACGCCGAAGCCGTAGGCGGTGAAGCTTCCAGAGAGCGGCGTGTTGTCGCTCAAGCGCAGGAAGTCGGCCAGATCGAGGGTAAATTCCTGCACCCCGGTGCCGGCGAGGGTGAGCGTTGCGACCCAGCGGGTGGCGGCGGAATAGCTCGCCGCCGTGTCGAGAAAGACCTGCACGTCGGTGGTGGCAACCGTCGTACCCAGCTTGACGGTGATCGTCTCGGTCCCGGCGATCTCGATCTCGAAGCCGCGGCCGATCTGCGACTCACCGACGCCCGTGACCAGCGCCCTGAGCGCGCCGTTGCTGCGCGTCCAGGTGGTCGGCCGGCTGGCGAAGGTATAGAGGCCCGCGGTCGAATAGGGGTCGATGGCCAGCGAGGGCTTGATCAGCCAGCGCCCGTCATCGACGGCAAAGGCGGTGACCGTGCTGGCCCTGGTGACATCGGCGAGCGCGGCCCAGCCGGTGCCGCCATGCAGCGCATCCATCGCGTCGAAAGCCTTGATCGCCCACCGCATGGCGTCGCCGGCGCAATCGACCTCGCCCGCCTCCAGCCTGCGCCAGATCGGCCAGGCTTCGTAGGGCTGCCCCACCTCCAGCGTGTCGCCCCGGTTGTAGCTGTAGGCGATCAGCGCCTCGGTCTCGGTGCTGCCCCAGATGTAGACCTCGGTGCCGGTCTCGTCGGTCACCGGATCGGCGCTTTGCGTGTAGGCGGTGCCAATCACCGGCGAATAGGGGTTCTCCCACAGAAGCGTCGCGTCACTCGCCCGCACCGAATAGACCTGCAGCACCACGTCGCCGCCGGCCGCGGGCGGGATCACCGCGCGCAGCTGACCACCGCCGATCGAGGTGAAGGTCGCGGCATAGGCCAGTTCGGCCGTCTGCAGATCGAAGCTGGAGCGCGCGGCGCAGAGCCAGTGCGGCACCAGCAGCACGCCGGTGTCGCTCGTATAGGGGCGGCGGTAGAAGGTCTCTTCCAGCGCCGAGGCCAGCAGCCGCGAACGGTCGGAATAGGCGGAAGCGGCGGCGGGATCGGTGCCGGTGAGCGCCAGCGCCGCGCGGGCGCAGGCCTCGATCGCGGTGAACTGCCCCTCGGAGGTGCCGCTGTCGGGATGGAAATAGCCGTCGCGGCCCAGCACCTGGTGCCAGGAATTGGTTAGCACCCCGGTCGGGCCGATGATCGCCGGGATGTCGATCTCGCGCGGCACCGCAATGTCGCGGCTGACCGGATAGCTATCGAGGATCGGCGTGCGGGTCTGCGTTGCCCGGTCCGAAGTCGACGCGTAGTACCACTCGAACCCCTCGCCACCCTCGATGTTCGATTGCAGATAGGCCCGGTCGTAGATCGCGGGCCAGCCGGCAGCGGCGTCGAGGTGATCGAAGCCGTCGCGCCAGTCTGAGATCGGCATGTAATTGTCGATGCCGACGAAGCCGATGTCGGGGTCCGCCCACAAGGGGTCGAGGTGGAAGAGTACATCGCCCGAGCCATCGCCCGGCTGGTGGCCGAAGAACTCCGACCAGTCGGCGGCGTAACCGATCGCCACATCGGGGCCGAGGATCACCCGCGCCTCATGGGCGAGATCGATGAGCGCCGCGACCGCCGGATAGGTTGTGGCATCCGAGCGGATGGTGGTGAGGCCGCGCAACTCGCTGCCGATCAGGAAGCTGTCGACGCCGCCCGCCGCGGCGCAGAGATGCGCGTAGTGCAGGATCATCCGCCGATAGCCCCAGTCTTCGCCGCCGGTCCAGGTGACCTCGGTGCCCGAGACCGCAAAATCCGCCGCCGTGGCAGTGCCGAAGAAGGCCGCGACCTGGGCAGCGGCGGTCGACGTCTGGTCGACGGTGCCGGTGAAGCCGGCGGCCGGCGAGCAGGTGATCCGGCCGCGCCAGGGATAGACCGGCTGGCCGAGGGTGGCCGCGTTGTCGCTGTAGGGATTGGGCAGGGCATTGCCCTCGGGCACGTCCATCAGGATGAAGGGGTAGAAGGTCACCCGCAGGCCGCGGCTCTTCATCTCCTGGATTGCCTGCACCACGGTGAAGTCGGCCGGTGTGCCGCCGAAGGCGAGATCGCCGCCGGGGGTGGCGCTGACCACCGGCACGTCACCCCTGAGGAGCCCGAGGATAGACCACAGCGTCGAGGTGCTCTTCTCCTCGAACTCGACTTCCGGCTTGATCGTGCAGCTGCCGGCGCGCAGATCGTCGCCGAACCAGCTCACCACCAGCGACACGCTTTCGACCGCCGGCATCGACGCTTCCAGCTGGTCGAGCGAGACCAGCATGTCGGGCGTGCCGGTCTGGTAGTTCTCGTTCTCGGCACCGCCGGGATCGTCGCCCAGGCCAAGCACGTCAAAGCCGGTCGGGTCCTCGGTGACGCCGCCGCCCTTCTTGATCACCCCGGTGGCGTAAACGAACTCGCCCGTGCCCGGGATCATGGTCACCGCGCGCACCAGCCCCTCGGCGGCGTCCGCGTCATCGAGCGGGCGGTAGACCTCGAACGAGAGCTGCGGCAGCCGGTTACCGTAGGCTTCGAGCGCCAGGTTCTCGAAGACCACATAGGCCGTGCCGCGATAGGCCGGAGTCTCATCGCCCATCGCAGCGGCGATCAGGGCATCGGGCTCTTGCGTCTCGTCGCCCGGGTACCAGCGCCAGGTCACCTCGGTCAGGTCCATCAGCTCGCCATCCGCCCAGATCCGACCGATGCCGGCGATCTTCCCCTCGCAGATCGCCACCGCGAAGCTGGCCGAGTAGGAGTATTCGGTGATCGTGACCTTCTGGTATTTCGACACCTTCTCCTTGCGGGTGGTGATCTCCTCCAGAAAATCGGTCGCCCAGACGATGTTGCCGCCCAGCCGCATGCGCCCGAAGACCTGCGGCAGGACCGCCCCCTCGGTCGACGAGGTTACGCGCAGCGCATCGAGTCGCGTGCCCTCGATGTGCTCGCTGCCCATCAACTGCGCCAGGGCCCATTGATCGACCTGATTGCCGATGAACGAGCCGATCGCGCCGCCGATCGCGGCACCGGAGAGGCCCAGGATCGCGCCGCCAAAGCCGCCGCCGATCGCGGCGCCGACAGCGCCAAGAACCAGCGTCGCCATCAGACCGCCCCCTGCGCCGGAAAGTGAAACACCGCGACGACGCGCCGACGCCAGGCCATGGTCAGGGGCTCGCTGGTGACCCCCCGCCGCTCGTGCGCGTGCACGAAGGCGCCGGCGTCGAGGACGATGCCGGCATGCTTGGCCAGCGCCCCCGGCATCATGCGAAACACCAGCACCGCGCCGGGCGCAATGCCGTCGCCCGGCCGCATCACGCCGCGCATCGCCTCGAGCAGCACCTCGTGGCGGCCGACCTCGCCCCAGTCGCGGGTGTAGGGCGGCGGGGCCATCGGCTCGGGGCCAGACACGTCGCGCCAGACGCCCCGGATCAGGCCAAGGCAGTCGCAGCCCGCCCCGCGCAGGCTGGCCTGGTGGTGGTAGGGCGTGCCCAGCCAGAGGCGGGCGGCAGCGATCACCGAGTGGGCGGGGGCAATGGTCACAGCACCGCCCCGGTCTTGTCGGCGGCGAGCGTCGCATAGCGCAACACGGCGTCATTGCCGGGAATGTGGGGGAAGCCGCGGAAGTTGGCCGCGTTGGCGAACTTGGCGGCGCAGGTCTCGATGCGCTTGTCGCAGCCGGCGCGGATGGTGAAGGCATCGTCCTCGGCGACCCCTCGCACCGGCTCCTCCAGGAGCTGCAGGGTCACCAGCCCGTCAGCGAGATCGTGGCGCAGGATCTCGGCCACCCGGCCGGCGTTCGCCCCCGAGGTCCAGGTGAGGGTGCCGAAGGCAAACCAGCCGGTCTCGAACCCGTCTAGGTCCGACGCGGTGAAGACCCGGGCCCGGACCAGATCGATCACCGCACCAGTGCCGGCATAGGCCGGGTCGGTGAGATCGACCCCGCAGCGGGCATCCCCCAGCGCCGCGTCGCAGCTCGGCTGGAACGACCGCCCCACGGTCTGCGCCAGGACATGCGCTAGGCTGCGCATCTCGGCGACGAAGGAGACCCGGCCGCGCCGGATCTCGCCGGTCGAGCCAAGCCGCAACAGCGCGCGCTGCGCGGTGTCCGCCCAGTTCACCCGCCAGACCTCGACCGTGGCATTGTCCCAAAGCCCGTCGACGATGTCAGTCTCGGTGATCGCCTCGGATGACAGCACGCCCTCGGCGTCCTGTGCATCAACCGAGAGATCGCCGCCGGTGTGGATATCCGAGGCGACGAGGCCGCTGTCGGGTTCAAAAGTGGTGCCGTCGAAGCTGAGCGCCCGGTCATGATCGGTGAAGCCGAAGACCGCGCCATCGCTGCGGGTGAGACGCCAGCACCAGGCGAGCGTCGTGGCGCCGCTGTCGAGATGCGCTTGAAGGGCCGTTGAAAGCGATTTCACAGCTTTAACTCCTTCAGCGGGATCGACGGGATATCGCCGTATTCGCCCTGCAGCGTGGTCTCTTCGAGGTGCCCGTCAAAGCGCACCGGGACGTGGAACTGCCCGCCCCAGGTGAGGACGGCGCCGTCGGCGGGCGGGCTGTCAAAGACGATGCGCCCTTCCTCGGTGTCGAGGGTGAACCCGCTCGCGATCGGCGTTCCGTCCACCGCCACCAGGGCGGTGCCGAAGGGCTTGGCGATGCGCCGCTCGAAGACATGGGCGCCGACCTCGTAGCGCTTCCAGAGATCGAAAGTCGTGGTGGTGGCATCGCCCGTGCCGAGGGGCTGGTCGAGCGCCGTCGGATCGTCCTCGGGCGAGCCGCTGCACCAGTCGCTCCAGTCGAGGAGCCGAAACCCCCTGAGCGGCCCTGACGTCACGTGGTAGAGCTTCAGGATCTCGTAGAGCTCGTCCTTCGAGCGCACACCCCAGCGCGCATCGTAGCGCCGCAGCGGCGCGGCCCAGGGCGTGTTGCGCTCCTCGCGACCCGAGGCGAGCTCGACGATCTGCACCAGCCAGTCGGGGCCGCCGGTCGAGCCCTTCGACACATTGACCGGAAAGATCACGTCATCGAGGAAGGCCGCCATCAGGAGTACCTCGCCGACATGCCCACCAGGCGGCGCGCGCCGCGCGCGACCGTGGCGCGGCTCTCGAAGCTCTTCGCGTCAGGCGTGGTGACATAGAAATTGTTGACGGTTCCGCCGTTCCCGTCGCCGACCGACGGCGCCGCTCGATACCCCGCCGCCGTGGCCGCGGCCTCGCTGGCGAAGGCGCGGCGTGGCGGATCGGGGATGTAGCCGAAGGTTCCGCCGAGCGAGAAGGCCTGGGGTGCCGGGGGCACCACGACGCCGAGTTTGCCCGAGGCAAGCCGCGTGAGGGGCAAGGTGGTCTCTAAGCCCGCGACGATCGCGCCGACGCCCTGACCGCCGGCATGGGTCAGCGGCATGATCGCTTCGGGCCCGGCCTCGCCCATGACGCCCAGCTGGCCGGGTTTGTCGCCGTAGGCAAAGAGCGTCGGCGCGCCGATGACATCGCCCGAAGCGTTGAGCCGAATGCCGGTGAGCGCGGAAAGGAGCCCGCCCAGGAGGCCCCCTGACGACGTGCCCCTGGCCCCGAGGAGCCAGTCGAGAAAGCGCTGCTCGCCGATCTCGACGATCCGGTCGAGCACGCGGCCCAGGGCATTGTGGAGGATGTCGCTGGCGCTCGCGCTCGCGCGCAGGTCGTCGACGATGCCGCGCAGCACGTCCCGGCCGGTATCGCGAAGATCGTCCATCTCGGCGACGACCTTCGCCTCGCGCTCGCGGGCGCGGATCAGCTCCTCGACCTGGGCGCGTTCCTCGGCGGTGGCGGCGGCCAACACCTCGCGGTGGCGGATCATCTCCTGCTGCACCGGGTCGGCCTCGCGCAGGAGATCGACCTCGGTCTGCAGGTTGTCGATCAGATCCTCGACCGCCTTGCGCTCCTGGGCCGAAGCCCGCGTTCCGTCGCGGCGGTTGCGGTTCAGCCGCTCGCGCTCGGCGTTGAGGCGCGCGACTTCTGCCGCCTCGTTCCCGGCGGTGCGGACCTGGGCGTCCAGGGCGGCGAGGTCGAGCCCCTCGGCACCGTTGCGCAGCGGGGCCTGGGCGCGCAGCATCCGCGCTTGGGCGAGGCGCCGCGCCTGCTCGATCGGATCGGCAAAGGCGGCGCGGATACGAGCTTCCTCGAGCGCCCCGGCGCCTTGCTGGGCGAGGCTTTGCACACCCTCGACCGCGCGGGCGATCTCGTCGGCCATTTCGCGCGCGCGATCACGCGCCGCGGCAATCCCGGCCGCCATATTGACCCCGGCCAGGCCGTTCGCCGCCTCCCAGGCCTCGCGCAGGGCGGTCTTTGTCTGGTCGCTCACATCGAGGGTGCGCAACTCTTCCTCGAAGGCGCGCCGCTCGGCATCGATCCTCAGCTCGGTGACCCGCGTGCTCTCTTCGCCGTAGACGTTGATCGCCTGCCGGATCGCGAGTTCCGACTGCAGGTCTGCGAGCATCTGGTCAGCGCGGCGGTTATCCGTTTCGCCGCGGGTTTCGAGGATCGCCACAATCCGCCGGGCGTGATCTTCGGCATCGAGCAGGTTCGAAAGGAATTGCCGGAGCTCATCGCTACCGTTGCCGGCGGAGATCACCGCCTCGACCTGTTGCGCGAGCAGAGCATACTGATCGGCGAGGTCGGCCGGCTCGTGCAGCTGGCCGAGGTGCTGGATTTCGGCGTAGAGGCGCGCGCCGTCTTCTGCGGAAAGATGGAGCGTGCGGCGCAAGACCATCGCACCGGCGGTCACTTGGCTGAACCCCAGGAGCGCTTCTACCATGCCGCCAGAGGCTCGGTTCGCGACCGCTGCGCCGGCCGCGTCAAGGGCCGCCCGCTCGTCAATGAGCGCGAGTCTCTCACGTGCTGCGATCAGCCGCTCAACCGCGGCGGTGATGCGGCCATAGCGGGCTTCGGCTTCGTCGAGGCCAGCCGGAGTCGCCATCTTCGACGCATCGCGCAGCGTCGTAAGGGCGCCTTCGAGATCCTTCAGCGCGTCTTCGACCGAGACCGCCTCTTCTCGCATCGACAGGAGCCACTGCACGCCCATGGTGCCAAGCGCGATCACCGCGATCGTCGCCAACGAGGCGGGGTTGACGACCGACAAGAGGGCAGGGCCGAGCGCCCGGATGGCCGTCCGATGGCCGCCCATCTGACCGAAGACCTGGTTGATCTGGGTGCCCTGCTGCAGCGCCAGCTGCAGCGGGTTCTGCATGGCCATGGCCATGACGCCGATGTCGTTGAACTGCGCCGCGAGATTGGCGCTGTGCATCGCATTGACCGAGGTGGCGTGCCCCAGGCGATCGAGCTTCGGCGTGACGCTCGTCACGGCGCGGTCGACGCTCGCCGCAGCGGCAGCGGCGCCATCGAGCGTGGTTTTCGCGCCGGTCCAGCCCGTCGTGACGCCTGCGCCAGCCGACCCAAGCAGCTGCCCGGCCTTCGCCGTCTCCATCAACTCGCGCTTGGCTTGTTCGGCCTGCGCGGTCAGCAGCATGCTCAGGTGCAGGTTCTCACCGGCCACGATTCAGCTCCTTGATGGCGCCGGCCTCGATCTGCCGGACTTGCGCCCATGTCTCGGGTGGCGGGGCGAGGCCCGCCAATGCCAGCGCTGCCTGCGCCGCGCCGTAGTCGAGCCCCGTCCAGAGCAGCGCGCCATTGGGCAGCGCGGTGCAACGCCATTGGCCGGCGATCGCCAGGAAAGCCGACAGCGCCTCCAGATGCTCGGGCCAGAGCCCCTCATCGGGTTGCACGCGGCGGCCGGGCACCCGCCTGAGCTTCCAGCGCCGGGCGTCCTCGGCAGCTTCATCGGGCCGACCCTCGTCCAGGTCGCCGCGTGCCCACCGCCGCCCGGCCTCGGTCAGTTTCCCCGCTTGGCGCCCGCGACCGCATCGACATAGGTGCGCAGGATCGGCACGCGCATGAACAGCATGCCCAACAGCTGGTCGCGCGCCGCGTCGGAATAGGGGATCGGGGTGTCATCGTCGTCGACGATGCCCTCCCAGCCGACCAGCACCATCCGCGCCTGGGCTTCGGGGTCGTTCTCGATGGCGCAGAGCTCGCCCCAGGGCACCATGCGAAACCGCGCCCTGAACTTCTGGTCAGAAAACCCGCCGTCCACCGGCACGCGGACGGTGACCTCGTGGGTGAACTCGGGATTGCGGGAGATCTTCAGCATGGGGGCTCCTTGAGGAATTCGGGTCAGGCGGGGCGAAATGGCGGGCCGGATCAGGTGAAGGTCAGGGTCCACTGGTCGTTGCCGGCGTCGGGTTGCGGCGCGAGGCGCAGCGGCCATTCGGCGATGCCCTGCTGCTCCTCGATCCCCTGAAGGCGCTGCACCTGTGCGTTGGGCACGGCGAGCGAGACGATGTTGCCGGCCACGGTGCCGTGGGTCAGCGCGATCGGCACCTGGGTGCGGGCCAGCGCCAGCGAGAACGGGTTGAGCGATGTCAGGGCAACGGCCTCGACCGTGGTTTCGACCATTTCCTGCCGCCCGGTGATCAGCACCCGCTCGGCCCCGATCAGGAAGCGCGGCTCGACCTGGTTGCCGAGGGTCAGTGCGAAGCTGCGCATCACGAGGCCGACTGAATTGACGGTGAAGGTGGGCGTGTTGACGGTGGTGGCCGCCAGGATGTCAGCCCCAAGCTGGTCGTCGAGATCGGGCTCGACCCGCGTGGCCTCGCTGGGGGCGGTCCAGAGCCCGGTCAACTCGACCTCCAGCACCGGGATGCCGCTGGCGTTCACCCTGAGCGTGCCGGTCCCGCGGGCGCCGATCAGGGCAAACCGGGTGTCGCCGATCCACAGATGCACCGCCACGCTCTCGTGATTGCGGCTGATCGGGTTGTAGGCGACCGAGGTCGAGGCGGTGATGACTTCGGCACAGCCGAGCGCGCGCAGGAGCTTGCCGGTGACCGGCGCGGTACCGGCGGCGCCCGAGGGCAGGATCTCGGCCTTGAAGGTCATCTTGGCGTGCAGATCGACCGGGATCGTCGCCTGGGCGCCCATATGCGGGCGTTCCAGATTGCGCGACAGGTCCTGGCCTTCCATCGGCATGATGCGGATTTCGGTGGCGAGGATGGCATCCGCAGCGGCCAGCGTCGGGGCGGTGCCGTAGGTGCTCTCGATCGCCAGCAGGAAGATCTTCTCGTTGAAATAGATCACGGGGGTTTACTCCTCGGGCTGCGCGTCGGGGGTGGGCGCGGGCGCCTCGGCCTTGGCCACAGGGCGCGTCACGGGTGTCAGGCTGCCGTCCTTCTCGCGGACATAGCTGCCGCCCCGGGCGGGCAGGGCGGGCTTCGGTTTGGCGGGGGTCTTGCGCTTGGTCATCGGGGGTCGATCCTCAGTTGGGAGGCCGCCGCAAAGTCGAGCTGGTAGACCAGCACGCCCTGGGCGACGTTCAGCATCTGGCCGCGCTTGAGGCGCATGGGGCCGGGGGAACCATCGGGGACCCAGCCGGCGATCGCGGCGATCACCGCGTCGCGCTGGGTCACGATCCAGCTGCGGCCGGCGCCGCCGGTCGGGTCCTCGGCGCGCTGGGTCAACACGACCGATAGCCCCTCGTCGACATCCTGGACAAAGGCGCCGGTCGATGCGCGGGCCACGCCGCCGGTGAGCGAAAGCGCGATCACATAGGCGCCCTTGCGCAGCCTGCCGATGTCGCGCGAATTGACCAGGGCCGAGAATTCGGCCGCTCCCTTGGTCAGCCCTGCGAGATCCGGGACCCGCGCCTCGATCCGCTCGATGGTCGCCGCCTCCATTAGATGAACCCCTTGAGGTTGTCGGCGGTGAGCGGGCGTTCGCGGTCGGTCAGGCGGGCGCCGGTGCCGCCGGTCGGCGTCGGCTCGAGGCTGTCGGCGGTCAGCAGGATGGTCCCGTTGGCGATCTCGCGCAGGCTCTTCAGCGCGTCCTGGTAGTCGCGCACGACCTTCGCGTCCGGCTCCCAGCGATGCAGCTTGTAGAAGGCGATCGACAGGGCCACGTCGGTGACCTGCGGCGGAACCTCGGTCAGCGGCGTGACGTAACGGACCCGAAGGTAGCCGTCGATGATCCCGTCGGTGTCGGCGAGCGCGCGGGCGACCACGTCCTCGTCGATCGCCCCGGCCAGCGGCTCGGCGCGATCCGTCAGGCTCTCGATCGTGGCGTCGCCGAAGCGGTCGATCAGTCCCTGGAGCGTGGCATAGGTCATGGGCGGCCTTCAGGCGGGCTGGAAAGGTCCCGGTGGCGGCGAACCGCCACCGGGCAGGCCCCGCCCGGTGCCGGGCGATGGGGCATGGCCGCGCTGCCAGCAGCGGCGGGGGATCAGGTCTCGGCGTCCGGGTAGACGACAGAGATCGAGAGTTTTTCATCGTTCACGATGGCGATGAATTCATCGGGGATCAGATCCGCGAGGGGGATTTCCACCGGTTGGGCCCCGAAATGCCGCCCCGCCCGCCACCGGCCCCGTTTAGGGCCGGTCACGATCAGAACGCCCTCCGGTTGGGGATCCCGTGCCGGGGCGGCGGCGGGGTCTTTGCCCGTCTCGCCTGCCCCGGCCTGCCCCCCGTCGTCGGTGCTGCCCGAGGTGTCTTCCGTAGCGTTTGCGATCCCGGTCGCGTCCACCGGCGCGATCACCGCGGCGAGGGTGGCCTCGGCCGTGGTGGCGGGCGCAGGCGGGGTCACCTGCTCGGCGGTGGCGGGCGCAGCCGCGGTCGCTCTGGGTTTGCGGGCCATCGGGTCCTCCTGTCGGCTTGAGATGGGGGGCGGGGACCCGCCCCCTCACTGAAACCGGCGGCGCGTCAGGCCAGCCAGGGCACGACCAGGAGCTCGGCGGTGCCTTTCCACTCGTTGGTCTCGCCACCGGACGCGAGTTCGGAGTTCAAGAGCTTGCGGCCAGCGCTTTCCAGCGCCGGCGGCACCACCAGCAGGTTCGGCATCAGGCCAAGCGGGCGCCCGTAGTCGCCCTTCATCCCCGACAGCGCCGCGCGGGCGGTGGCGTAGTTGGTGGCGTTCAGCGTCTGCTTCGAGCCCCAGGCGAATTGCCAGAAGCCGAAGCCGACGTTGCCGCGCGCGTCGGCGCCGTAGACGAATTCCTTGTTGGTGAAGACGTTGTCGTCGGTCAGCTGGTCCTTGGCGACGAACTGGAAGTCGCGGCGCTTTTGCAGGATGATCGGCTTGAGCGCGCGGCTGGCATCGATCAGGAACCAGTTGGTGCCCGAGCCGCCGTCGGTATTGGCCACCACGGTCGGCGCGCCATTCTCGTCGAGCACCGGGTGATCGGTGTCGAAATAGGGCTGGCCATCGTAGCAATCGGTGGTCCAGCCGGCCTTGAGCAGGGCGAAGACCAACTCGTCCCATTTGGCGCCGGTCGACTGGCCCATCTCCTGGAACATCGGCGTGTAGATGCCGAGGTTGTCGGTCTCGATGTGATCGCGGTCGACACCGATGGTCAGCTCCCAGGGCTTCTCGGTGATCGAGTAATCGTGCTGGGCGAGGTTCTGCACCGCCCTCGGCCCCAGCCATTCGCGCACACTGGGGATCTTGCCGAGCCAGCCGTATTTCTGCGTCAGCTGGGTCGCGGGAACCGGAGTCGAAACCCGCAGGTGCATGGTCGAAGCCATGCCCAGCCCGCCTTGGAAGGTGGTCTTGAAGCCGACGCGCAGGGCGTCGAGATTGGATGCGTTCACGAGCATTGCGGGATGTCCTCAGCTGAAGGTGATGGCGTCGGAGGCAACGAGGCGGCCGTCGGGCATCACCAGGATCAGGTACCAGGTGTCGGCACCGGACTCGGTGATGTCGATGTCGATGTCGCCATCGGCCTCCGAGACGAGTTGGAGGGCCTTGCCGGCGACCAGCGGAATTGCGACCCCGTCGGTGCCGATCGCCACGCCGCCGTCGGGGGCGGTGGCGGCGATGCTGTCGCCGTTGGCATCATCCGAGAGATAGGCCAGGACCGAACCACGCACCGCGAGGTCGGCACCGGTCGAATCGGTCAGCTGCACCGCGACGTTGATCACGTTGCCAGCCTCGGCACCGATCACGAAGGCGGGCGTGCCCAGGCTCTCGTAGACGCCGAGGTTGGTGCGCGCGGTGGCCGGGGTGCCGAGGTCCGCCAGGTTGTTCGCCGCAAGCAGCGCGCCGCCGGGGGCCACGGTCAACGCCCGGCCCATCAACACCCAGACGCCCTGATCGTCGACGTCAACGATCAGCCCGGCGATCGAGCGCGTGGCCGAGCCCGAGGTCTTGGCCACCGTCTGGTCATCAACCAGCCAGCAATTGTCGCCGATTTCGGCCTTGGTGATCAGGTCGGCGGCGGCCGAATTGGCGAAGCGGAAGACACCGGCGCGCACCTTGACGGACAGGTCGCCCGATGCCCCGGCGTTGACCGCCCGCTCCTCGGCGCGGCCTGCAACGACCAGGCCGGTGCCGGTAACCCCCGGCTTCGCCCAGCCCGAAGAGTCGAGCACGACGATCGAGCCGCCATAGATCGTGGTCGCGGTCAGAACGGGGTAGCTGAAGACGTCGCCGTCTGCGCGCGGCGTGTTGCGGTCCTGGGACAACGCCATCAGAGGGTCTCCTCGGTTTTGCGCTCGGCTTGCAGCGTCGCGGCATAGGTTTTGGGATCGACATTGAGGATCCGGGCGGCGGTGAGCTGCTCGGCGTTGAGCGCGATCTCACCCTCGGCGGTCTTGGCGGGGGCCACGGCCAGCGTGCCGGACCCGTTCAGGATCGGCAGCGCGCCGAGTTCCTTCTCGACGCGGGCAGCATCGGCCATATGCATAGCGATGTAATGGTCGCGCAGCGGCTTCACACCGACCCGGCCGCGCTTGATCTCGCCATCGACGAAACCCTCGGCGCGCGTGCGGGAAGCGTCCTCGCGCAGCGTATTGAGCTGCCCGGTCACCGTCGCGAGTTCGGCCTGCAGCGCGACGACGGCATCGCCGCCACCCGACTTCAGGCGCGCAGCACCCAGGATGACCTCGGCACTCGCGTTCTGTTCAACGCCGAGCGCGGTGCCGATCTCGGCAATCTGCGACTGCAGGGCGACAGCCTGAGGCGCGGCCTGGTGGAGGGAGGTCACGCGCTCGATCAGCGTGTCCTCGGTGGCGGTGGCGTCGAGGCCGAGAAGCGCGGCCAGGCGTTGCATGAGGGACATCGGGTCCTCCTGATGGAGCGCGGTGATCCCGCGCAGGTTGGGGCGGTTGACGAGCGAGGCGCGCTGGATGCGCAGGATTGTGCCCTTGGCGTCGTGCAGGATGTTGGGGGAGAGGCCGAGATAGGCGCGGTCGGCCATCAGCGCCTTGCCGCTCTCCGTCCACTCGACGCGTCCCCAGACCCCGTCCGTTCGCGCCTGCAGCTCGACGATCCAGCCGCGCGCTGGCGACGCCTCACCGCGGGGCGCGGCCAGATCGATCGCATGGTTCTCGTCAATCGGCAGCTTGGCGCCCTGGTGCAGGCTTTGGGCGATCAGGGCCGCCGCGTCGGAAACCCGGTAGGGGCCCCGGCCGTCCATCGTGGTGATGGTGCCGGCCGGCAACAGGTGCACCCATTCCGCGACGGGATCAACGGGCAGGGTCATGGCCTGAAGAAGGGCGAGGGTCGGGGTGTTTGTCATGTGCCGAACCTCGCCCAAGCGCGGGGGCGGAAATAGGCACAACGGTTTGCGCAAGAGGGCGATTTCGGGCGAGGCGCTGAGCGGGCCGCTGAGGGGCCTCGGGCAGTTTCAGGCTAGATGGGGCGTCTCGACCCGGCAAGGGTATTAAATGGGTATTTAACGGCGCTCTCCGTGGGCATTTGGACCTACCGGCCGTCCCAGGCCTGCGTCAGCCAGTCGTCGAGCGCCTCGAGGATGGTATTCCGGTCGTCATCCGAGACCCCGAGGAAGGGTCGCGCCGGGATCGGCCCCCACGGGATCGGGCCACCCCGTGACGTGCTGCCGAAAGCGCCTTTGGCGGCGCCGAGTTGCATCACCGCCGAATAGATCAGGTTCGATCCCCATTCGACCGAGGTCTCCGAGGCATAGGAGGCGATCTCGGAGGAAAGCCTGCGTGTCGGGCCGAAGAGCGGGCGCAGGTCGACTGGATCTTTGCGACGCTCGTAGGCGGCGATGGTCGTCGGCGATTTCGGTGCCCAGGGGCTGCCGTCAGGTGCGGCGCCCGCGACGAAGCGGTCCCGCGTCGAGACCACCATCTCCTCGCCGATGTCCTGCATCACCGGCCGCATGTCGGTCACCGCCCGGGCGAGACGATCGAGCGCGGCAAGGATCCCGGCGTCGTTGACCTCGAGCCTGATCATGTCAGCGTTCCGATGACCAGCTCCAGGAGGCCGGCGACAAGCGCCCGCACCAGCGCGCCCAGGTCGATGGGCGCGACCGAGCGGATCTGGTAGCCGCCCTCGCCAGGAGCCAGCCGCGCCTCGAGCACCGGCAGCCCGTCGCTGTCGGTCAGAATGTAGATCAACTCCCCGGTTGCGGGATCGCGCAGCACCGCCTGCGGCCGGCGCAGCCGGGCGGGCAGGTCCTGGAGCATGGCGGTTGGGGTGGTGCGGGCGATATCGGTCTGGGCGAGGATCACGGGTCCTGCGCTTCCTGCTGCAGGCGGTCCATCGGCCAGCGACGCGCGAACGGGCTCCGACAGCGCACCGACCACCGCCGGGCGATTGGTCTGGGCGCCCCGCGACGCGGCCACCCAGGTCGGCCAGGCGCGATCGATCACCGCGTCGAGCGACTGGATGAAGTCCCGGGCCAAGGGCGCCGGCAGAGTCGGCGCTCTGGCTGCAGCCAGCGAGATCGCATCCGATACGCTCGCCCCCGGGGCGTAGCCCCAGCCTTTGTCGATTCCCCTAGGGGCGCCCGTCCGCGGATCGAGCTGGTCCCAGCCTTCGGGCGGCGTCACCCCCGGCTTGCCGCCGCGCCGGATCGCCGCGCGCATCGTATGGGCCCCGGCGATCCAGCAGCTGCATCCCCAGCCGTTCGGCGGTGCCCAGATGTCCCAGAACGGATGGTCCGAGGGCAGGATCAGCCCGTCGATTGCCAGGTGAAGCGGCCGTGGCTCGCGCGAGCCGCCGTGGCGATAGATCCAGAACCGGAACCCGGCCTCGCGCAGCTGGGCCATGCGGCCGGCGGCGTAGCTGGTCGCGGCGTTGGTGCGATAGATCACCCGGGTGCGCCAAGCCTCGCCGCCCCGAGTGCCCTCGCCAGTCCATCCGTGCCACCCGCGCCGCACGACGAGCGCCCGGAAATCCCGTCGGAACGCCTCGAGGCTGGTGCCCTGGGCGATGGCCTTGTCGATCGCCAGGCCCAGATCGGCCAGCAGATCGGCTTTCATGGCGCCAGCGACGGTGAAGGCGCGGTCATGCGAAGCCTGCATGAGATCGTCCCAGGCCCGCGTCGGCACCAGGTTTCCCAGACGCAACCGGAAGGCGGCGATCTGCTCGGGGAACGGGCGTCGCAGGACCGCGCGCAGGGGGGCGTCAGGCAGTGTCATCAGCCTCGTCCGCAACCGCGACCCGACCGGCGAGCGTCGCTGCGGCGATGCCCTGTGCAAGCTGACCCGTCAGCGCGCGGGCATCAAGGCTCGGCCAGGCCGCGGCCACCATGGCGCGCAGCTCTTCCAGGGAGCCGGCGCTTTCCAGCATGGCACCCAGCGTGTCGATCATTGCACCGACCTGCGGCTGCGCCGCCACGGCCAGCCGGTCCGCCAGCAGATCGTCCACCGTCGGCAGCGGCGCGCCCTCGGCGTTCAGGGCGGTTTCGGCCCCGGGCGGCACAGGATCGGCCCCGGGAGGCGTCTCGTGCGGCGTGTCGGGCTGCGGCGGCTCGGGCGCCGGCGGCGCTTTGTCCGGCGGGGGCTCGACCTTTTCTCCGAGGATGCGATCCTTCGCCCCCGGATCGCTCAGGCCGAAGCGGTCGCGCACCTCGCTTTCCGACACGCGCAGCCCCAGCGGCACCAGCACGCCCAGGCTCTCGGCGAGCTGCTTGAGATCCTCGGCTTCCGGCCGGGCGATGACCAGACGCGGATAGCGCGGCCGTGGCCCGAATTCGAGCTGCACCCAGGGGCGGATCAGGTCCTGATTGAGGATCCCGGCCAGCGCCTTGGCATCGGCGCGCTCGATATCCTCCTGCACCTGCCGGTGCTCTTTCGAGACCGCATGTCCGCCCGAGACCGCGTCGGTGGTGGTCGTCTGGCCCAGCACCGCTTTGGAGATCTGCAGATCGAGCCAGTTTGCACGCCGCTCATAGAGATCGATCGAGGCGCCGACCGACTTGTTCTCGACGAACTCGATCGACATCGCTTCGGGGATGATCGCCGCGCAATCGCCGGCGATATTGGCAACGGCGCGGAACAGGGTGTTCTTTTCGTCTTCCGAAGCGCCGGGCGCCCATTTGCCCAGGCGAAGCGGCTGGCCATAGGTCTGGGTGAAGATCGCCCAGTCGCGCTGGGTGAAGGCCTTGAACATCCAGCCCCAGGCGGCGATGCGCGCCAGGCCGGCGCGAACCGGCAGGCCGGACTTGGCGCGGATCGAGCCGTATATGAATTTTCCGCCGGGTAGCGGCACTTCCTGCCCGGACTCGTCCAGCATCATCGGCGTGCGCAGGTCGGCGCGCGACGGACGGAACCAGCGCGGGTCGCGCCACTCCAGGCGCCGGGGCATCCATTGCCCTTCGGAGGTGTCCCAGAGGATCTCGGTGAAGCTGTAACCCTTGCCCACCGCGTCCATGATGTCGAAGAGCTCGTCGGTCAGCTCGTCGCGCCCCAGCCAGTCGCGCACCATCTCCGCGATCTTCTGGTCCAGCGGGTCGTCACTCGCCGCCTCGACGGTGACCTCGATCTGCGCCACCGACCGTTTGCGGGTCGAGATCACCGCGAGGTAATGCGGGTCACGCTCCTCGATCGTCTCGGCCAGTTCCAGGTAGCGCAGCGGGTCGCCGGCATCGGCCTCGCGCAGGATCTGCGCCAGGCGCAGCGGGTTCAGCCCGTCGGCCGGATAGCCCGACAGCGGAGAGCGTACCCCGCCCAGCGTCGCGGATGCGACTTCGGTCTTCAGGACCTTGCGTTCCAGCGGACGGCCCCAGCGGTCCAGCACTTGCGGCTCGCGTGCCATCAGATCAACCCTCCCCTCAATCCTGCGCCCAGAGGCGGTTTCCACCAGCCGCGCTCGCCGGAATCGTCCGTGGCGAGATCGCGCATCCGTCCGTCGCCGCCTTCACGCCTCGGATCCGGCACCGCGCGGTAACCGACCTCGGACCAACGCATCCGGCTGGCAAAATGCGCGAGCGCCAGGGCGATGGCATAATCGCCATGGCGCATCTTGCCGCGAGTACCCTCGCGCAGCGCCGGCACCCTCGGGATGCCGCGCACCAGCTTTACCGCGCGCAGATCGCTCAGCAGATGCTCGTCGCGGTGGATGGCGATCGCGTCATCCTCGAAAGCGGCCTTTAGCGGTGGCATCTGCAGGCGGTACCAGTCCTCGGAGAACTTGATCGCCCAGACCAGCCCTGCGCTGTCCTCGCCCTCGCGCAACCCGTAGATCCGGCCCATGTCCTCGGCCACGGTCCAGCCCATGCCGGTGGCGTCGAACGCGGCCCCCACCAGCCGCTCGCGCACCCGGGCGAGGATCCGGCTGACCACCAGCTTCTGCTCCTTGCCTGGAACATTGCGCATTTCGACCACCAGCTGCTCGACGCGCCGCAGCCGGGCTTCAATGGCCAGCAGCGAGGCGACCGAGAGGTCGGCCACGCGGGCGAAGTCGAAGCCGAAGGCGTAATGCGGGGTCAGGTCGAGCCGGGCCAGCGCTTCATCCAGCTCCTTCAGGAACGGTGCCATCAGCGCCGCCTGATCGGTCTCGGAGCGCTGCATGTAGTCGGCGGACAACTCCAGACGCAGCACAGGGCGCTCGACCCTCATCCGCGCCTCGATCAACGGTCCCGGCAGCCACGCGCCGGAGCTGGCCGAGGGCACACAGAACAATTCCTCATCGGCGCCGTCGCCATAGAAGGAAACGATCTTCGCGCGCCACTCCGCCTCATCCTCGGGCGTCCAATCCTCGCCCTTCACCAGACAGATGCGTTGATAGAGCCCGTCGCGCAGCGCCTCGTCGAAGTCGATGCGCAGATGCCGGTAGGGCGCGCGCCCCGCGAGGATGTCCTGGACTGTCTGGTTGAACGGGTTGTCGACGCCGTCATGCGTCGAGCAGACCACCACCTGGCCGCCCCACATGAGGAACGCCATGGCAGCCTTGATCAGCTCGGCCAGGCTGTCGACGAAGGCCGCCTCGTCGATGATCACCACGCCCTGCTTGCCGCGCAGCCCCCGCGGCGCTGAGGACAGCGCGAGGATCTCGAAGCCTGAGGCAAAGCGGATGCGGAACGCCTGGATCGACTTGTCGCCGTCGTCGTCGCCCTGGTCGAACAGGAACTCCTCGGCCTCGCTGGCGGCGAGGCTGAAGGCGCGGGCCCACATGGCGCAGGCGTCGATGAACTCGCGGGTCATCTCCCGCGAGTAGGAGATATACATCACGTCCATGCCGCCGGCGACACGCTGGCGGGCGGCACGCAGCACGGCATAGGCGGCAAGGCCCCAGGTGAGGCCGATGCGGCGCGATTTCTCGATAAAGAGCGCCGAGCAGTCGCGCACGGAATCGAGCATCGACACCGCCTGCGCCTGATACGGCAGCAGAACCCGCGGCAGGCCCACGGCCGCGACGATCTGAGGCATCGCCTCGGTCGCCTTGCGCCGTTGGCGCGCCCAGTCCGCTTGCGTGACGGGCGCGGTCATCGGGGAGCCGTCCGGTCCCACAGCACCGCCGGGTCCTGCCCCAGCAGGCGAGCAAATGCATCGAAGGCCTCGCGGCCGGTGGTCATGTTGAAGACCAGCCCGTCCTCGGCCGCGAAGCGCAGGTAGTAGAGGACTGCGCCAAGGTCGTAGGAATTGCTCTGTTCGCGGGGGGATTTCGGCTTACCGAGGGGCATCGTCTGGCTCCTTGCGCACGCCACGGAACACCCTTTTCGCCTCGGCCCAGGCGGCGGCGTGGCGGAACTCCAGGAGGTCGGCGGGGCCGGCGTAGAAATCGCCGGACTCGTGGTCCAGAAGGTCCGGGCAGAAGTCGCCGGGCCCCAGCTTCCACAGGTGGCGCCAGTTGCCCGAGTTCACCACCGAGGCCTGCACCGGATAGACCTCGATCGCCCTGGCGGATTCGCCCCAGACCGCGTTCTTCACCGCCTGAAGCTGCTCCCAACTGATCGTGCCGTCGTGCCCGACCATCAGGTGGCCGAGCCGGCGGTCCAGAGCGACCTCAAAGCCGAGGACCGTCATCGTCTCGGGGTGCAGCGCGATCATGCCGGCACGCCCGGGACGAGATCGACACAACGGGCGTCGAAGGTGACGGGCACGCCGAGCCTCGCCGAAAGGCGTTCGCTGACTTGCGCGAAGCGCGGGGTCTCGGATCGCAGCGCGGCCTCGCATTGCGCCATTGTCGCAAAGGTCTGCTGGCTGCGCAGCGCTCCGAGCGGCCCGGAGACGGCCAGAAAGGCGACGACGATCGCGATCATGTGGATACCCCCAGGATTTGCGCCTTGATCGCCTCGGCGGTCTCGGCGGTGATGCCCTTTGCCTTGGCCACGCTTTTCACGGCATCGTCGACGCGCGTCGCGAAATCCGCCTCGGCCTTGCGGCGCCGGTCGGTCGAGATCGACTGCGCCTGCACCGCCTGCTTGAAGGCCGCCGCCAGCTGCATGACGCTCTTGGCGTCGATGCCGTCCTCGTCGGCCTCGGCCAGCATGGTCAGCACCAGCGATTTCACCGTCTCGGCCGCCATGATGGTCAGGTTGTCGGCATCGGCCGGGTCGAACTTGTCGGCCAGCTGGGCGACGATCGCCCGCGTCTGGTCGAGCCGGCGGGTGAGGCGCGCGAGCCGCATCGAGTAGCGGTTGAAGGACGAGAAGGCCGGGATATCGAACTCCAGCTCGCCCCGGTGCTCGGCCATCAACGCCTCGCAGCGCAGGGTGAACTCGGCATAGATGTCGGTCTGGGTGCGCTCGCGCGCCGATAGCTCCTGCGCCGCCCAGGCGATGATGGCATCGGCCTCGGGCGGCATCAGGTCGAAGGACGACAGGCGGCCGCGGCCGCGCGGTGTTTCGGCCATGTCAGCCCCCCGGTCGCGAGGGGCGCTGCACGCCTTCGATGGCGATCTCGCGCGACAGATGCCGCGCGCCCTTGGCGGTCAGGGTCGCGACCAGCACGCTGCCAACCGGCATCGAAACCACGGCGTCCATCTCGGTCAGCCAGCGCAACTCGTCATGCAACCAGGCGCGATCCTTGCGGATGCCGAAGCGCTGCAGCTCGAGCAGGAGGAAGTCGCTGTTGAGCGTCTCGTCGACCTGTTCGGCCAGCGCCTTGAGGACGATCAGCCGCGCCTGCTCGCGGATCAGCTGGGCCATGTCCATGGTCACTTCCTCGCCTGTTGCTGCAACAGCAGCTCCTGCATCCGTTCGGCGATCGCGGCGACGGGCTGCAGGCGTTGGCCCATGATCCCGAGCTCGCCCTCCATGCGCGAGAGCGCGAGTTCGATCTTGTGCAGATCGCCGGTGCTGGGCAGCGAACGCAGTGTCTGCTCGACCCCGCCCAGCCGGGTCTCGTGCCGACCGAGCCGCGCGTCGAGTTCATCGAGCTTGACCCTGTTCTGGCGCGCGCCCGAGTTCAGCAGTCCCCAGAGCGTCAGGGCGAAGTTCAGGAGCAACGACAGCGCACCGACCCAGGCGATGACCGGCGACAGCGTCAGGGCGTTGTTGACTTCGTTCACGCGCCACCCCCGCGCGTCACGCGCACCCAGTCCTTGACCGTGTGACCGCCCATGTAGAGCGCCATGTAGATGCCGGTCAGGCTGAGCAGCACACCCAGGTCGATCGGCGGCAAAGCGATGCGCCAATAGGCATTGGCGACATGCAGGATGACGATGGTCCAGAGCCAGAGGAAGGCCAGCAGCCACATCATCAGCGGCCGCCAGGCCCAACCCCACCAGGGGCCACGCTGCTCGGCCTGCAAGAGCGCGTATTGCCCTTCCAGCGCCGCGGCATGCAGCGCGACCATCTCGGGCGCCATGGCCTCGACCTCACGCAAAGCATCGATCACGCGCGGCGGGTTGGTATCGGCCAGGGCCTCGGCCTCGTCCACGGTGACGCCCAGGCGGCTGGCAACCGCGCCGATCACGTCGGTGGCCAGCTGGGCACTCTCGGCGCCGAGGCGGCGGGTCAGGATCCGGCCGACGATCGGCACGCCGATCTGCAGGGCAAGGGCAGTCAGGGCGCTGCTCATTTGAAGCTCCGAAGCTTGGCCGCGACGCGCGGCAGGACAGGGTGAAGTTTCGCGGCAAGGGCATCGCGATACTGCCAGGCCAGCCAGCCCAGCAGGACCAGACCGCCGCCGAGGATGGCGACATCCGCCCAGGCGAAGGCCGCGACATCGGGCAGCGGGTCGGCGACCGTGGCGGCGGCGCCGGTCGCGGTGACCGTGCCACCCACGGCAGCCCCCTTGCGGGCGTCGAGCCGGCGTTGCAGCGTGGACAGCGTGGCGCGGCCGAGGATGCCGTCTTCAGTCAGGTCGTGATCGGCCTGGAACTTGCGCACGACCTCGACGCTGATCCCGCGCGCATCATCGCCCGGCGCATAGCCCAGTACCTCGAAGCCCCGGCGAGCGGCGGCGATCTCGGTGGAGGCGAGATCGAGCGCCAAGCGCGCAAGATGCGCCGGCTGGCGCGGGGCCGGGCGTGGGGATGCCGCCAGGCCGTAGTCCCCGAACTCGATCAGGTTGGCCTCCAGCTCCCGGCGACGGGTCAGCCCAGGCAGCACCTTGCCGCCGCCCTTGTTCCACAACGCAAGGCGGTCGCGCATCCCGCCCATGTCGTCCGCGGCCCACGCGGGCACCCAGGACGCCCGCGAAATCGCGCCGGTGTTCCAGTGGAAGCTGACCCCGCCGTCGAATTCGTGCTGCGCGGCCCCCGGCATCGCCCGGTTGACCGTGGGCTCGTAGCGCGTGCGCAGGGCCAGGGCGAGCAGCCGCGACGCCTCCTCGGCGGTGATCAACATGCCGGGACGGGGATCGACGACGCCCGAGGCCGCAGTCAGGCCCGCGCCGATCGTCCACTTTCCCGCCGGACAGCGGTAGGCGCGAAGCACCACGCCTTCCTGCCGCTCGTTGAACGCGATTCCGCGAGCGCTCGTCTGCATCCCAACCTCCTGATGTGTCGGGGACAGGGTCGCGCGGGAGCCGCCCGACAAATAGGCACAACGGTTTGCGCGGCGGCTGATGCCGCAGGAGAGGGCTCAGAAGAGCTTGAGCTGGCGCGGGCCCTGGTCGCGCCCGCTCGCGGGGTCGCGCTGCAGCCACTTGCGCACCGCGACATTGCTGCAGTGCAGTCTGCGCGCGATCTCGTCGACGGACAAGCCCCGAGCCTGCATCACAGCGGCGAGCCAGGGCTTGGCGGTGGGAACCCGGCGCGGCAGCCGGTCCGCGGCGGCGCCAAGGTCGCGGGCGGCGTCCTCGCCCAGAACCAGGGCGACCGTCGAGCCGGCAACGGCCATGCGCGGCAGATAGAGCTGCCCGCCGCCGAAATTCATCAGAAAGGTCACCGCGCCCTCGACGCCCAGGATGCGGACGTAGGGTTCCACATGGGCCGGGGGGCGCGGCGCCTCGGTCATCGGGACCTCCGCTTGCGGCCAAGGTTCAGGGGCCGGCGTCCGCGCTGGACGGTGACCACCACTGGCCCGGCCTCGCCCTTTACCAGCTTGTAGCTCCAGCCGTCGATCACCACGCCCGTGGCATCGGTCTCGACCGCCGCTTCGACCGCATGGCCGATGCGGCAACGGAGCGCCTCGATGTCCATCCCGGCGATCCGCTCGAGATAGCGGATCACCGCGTGATCGGTGACATGCGTGCGGGGGCGTTTCATGGCTGGACCTCGTCCCGATCCGCATTGAACTTGCCGGTTTGATCGCCCCAGCTGGTCCAACCGGGCCGGTCGGTGCGGCTGAAGAGATCGAGCCTCTGGACATGCGGCATGAGCGCCTCGGCTGCTGCATAGGCCTCGTCGGGCTTGCGGCTGTGTTCGCGTCGGACGCCGATGATCGTATCGCGGACGTTTTTGCAGGTCCGGGGCGCGCCGCGCGTGGCGATCAGGAACGGCTCGCCCGCGTTGCGCAGGATGTAGCCGGTGCCGAAGGTCTGCTTGCCGGCGGGCGTGACCTTCGCCCACCAGCCCATCGTCTTGAGCGTGAAGCCCCAGGTCTGGATCACCCAGATGGCTTCCTCGATCTGCGCGCCCCGTGCCCAGAGCCAGAGCAGACAATTCTCGGCCGCAAGGATCTCCACCGGCATGTCGGCGATCTCCGTGAGCAACATCGTCTGGTAATGCGCCTCGGGGCTCTTCTTCAGCCCGGCCTCGGACCGCATTTCCGACCGCCAGGGCGGATCGGCCATGATCAGGCCGAAGCCACCGGCCGGGCGCAGATTGATGAAAGGATCGCGCAGCGACGGGCTCAACGCTCCAGCTCCACGCCCGCGCGCTGGCACATGGCCTTCAGCGCGTCGATCACATCGGCGATCTGGCCCCACTCGCGCAGCATATCGACATCGGCCGGCACGCTGCCCCATTTGGCGCCGAAGCGCGCGCGGATGAAGGCGTTGAGGCCGGCGCGACCCGGTTCGCGCAACGCGCCGGCCTCGCCGAGCAGTGTCCAGAGCTTGTGGGCATAGCGCAGGTCGGCGCGCGGGGCGCCCTTGTGCTTGCCCTTCTTTGCCGGCTTGAAACCCCGGTTTTCCAGCGCCTTCAACACCGCCTTCAACTCGCCCTCGGTCATCGAGGTCAGGCTCTCCTTGCCGGTCACCTGGCGCTGCAGCTCGTGCCGGGTCTCGGTGTCGAGACCCAGCTGCCTGCAGCCCACATGCACCTTGCGGATCAGGGCTGCCGACATCAGTCCCTCCGGGGATGGAGGGTGATGAAGCCGTCGGCCTCGACCACGCCCCGGATCGGGATCGCCGCCGCATCCGGGGCACCGGCGCTGACCCGGCCGGGGTTGCGCTCGCCGAGGATACGCGCGCGGATCTCGCCCTTGAGATGCCCCTCGACGGCCACCGCCGCCGTGGCGGCAAGGTCGAGGAGCGAGATCGCGAAGTCCCGCCCCCCGACGCGCAGGAACAGGATGTCGCCGTCGGGGCTGGTGCGCACCAGGCAGGGCGAATTGAAGATATCGAAGCGCACGAGGTCGTGCAGGACGCGCGGTCCTTCGGCGCCGGTGGTCTCGTAGACCGGGGCCTCGATCAGGGCGATCTGTTCGGTCATTTGTCCGCTCCTCACGCTTTCGCCAGATCGATGGTCACCGCCTGCCAGGCGCTGTCGGGCGTCTCGCGGCGGTAGAGCCGGACATAGGTCTTGGACCCCACCACCCGCATCGCGTCGCGGATCGCGCGCATCGCCTGTTGCCAGCGCGCGTCCTCGATCTCGAGCCGCAGCAGCATGAAGATCTCCGAGCGGTTGATCTGGCCGGCCTTGTCGGTGTTGAAGGCGCGCGTGACGATGGCGCGGATCTCGGCGCGGGCCTCGGCCGCCCATTCGTTCAGGCACTCGTCGACCAGTTCCTTGGCGATCTGCAGCTGCGGGCCGAAGTCGATGTGGTCGGCGACCTGCACCTGTACCTTCCACAGCCCGTCGAAGGTCATGAAGGTCTTGTTGCCCTTGGCGCCTCCCTTGGTCGCGCCATATTCCTGCGCGAGCAGCGCCTCGAGTGCGCCGAGATCCTCGAAGGTGTGTCCTTTGAAGCGCGCGACCTGCTCGGAAAGCGCCAGCCCGAAGCCGGCGATTTTGCGCACGGTCTCGTCTTCGACCTGGGAGACTGCCGGGATCAGCTCGACCGGCACCAGATTGCCCTTGGTGTCGGGCGTGTATTCCTTTCCGCCGACGACGACGCGAGCCAAAGGAATGGGCAATGGACGATGCTCAGACATCGGATGGTCCTTTCTGCAGGGTCTTGGGGGTCAGGATGTTATCGGGCAGGATGCCGCTGAGGAGGATGATTGCGGCCATCGCCGCGACCTCCTCGCAGGTGACGAGCGTGGTGCCACGGGCGCCAAGAAGGTCGACCTTGAGCGCGCCGCGCGCCGCCAGGCGCTGCATCTGGGTGTCGGTCCAGCGGGCGGGATCAGGCATCGCCGCCTCCCCGGACGAACCGCGGGCAGCCCCGGCAGGCGCGGTACATGCGCACGCGCAGCGAATTGGTATTCTGGAAGCTCTTCGCCTTCACGCGCCAGTCGCGGCACTCGTGCAGCGGCAGAACGCCCAGCGAGGGGCAGTTGACGGTCTCGGCCAGAAGGTGCCCGCGCACCAGTTCCTCGACGGCGAGCAGGTCCCCTGGATAGCGGGCGCGAAGCACGGTCGAGACCAGCGCGGCCGAGCGGCCCAACCGGACGGCAACCTTGTTCTGGCTGGTCTCCGTGCAGGCGCGGGCCAGCGCCTCGACCCAGTCGGGCATCCCGGCACCCCAATGAGCGCGGGCGATATCGAGGGGCGTGCTCATTGCGCTCCTCCCGCCGGCAGATGGGTGAACTCGTCGAGGTTCGGGTCCCAGATCGCCCGCACCCGGCGTTCGCGAGGCGGCCGGGGCCCGGTGTCGCGGACCAGCCGGTAGATCGCCTCGCGCTTGCCGGGCACCGCGGTGCGCAGGACCCGCAGATACCCAGCGCGGACGAGCATCTGGCAAAAGGCCCGCGCGTCATCGAGGCCGACAGCAACATCCTCTGTCGAGGAATGAGCGGCGATGTCCACGGCGGTGAAGGGCGCACGGAAGGCGCGCATCGCCCGCCACATGTTGCCCGCGGGTGATTGCCTGACGGGGTCGGGCGCGGGCGCCTGGCGGGTTTCGCCGATGACGCGATACCGCTCGGTGGTTCCGCCCTGCTTGCCGAGGGCCTCGATCTTGCCGAGCTTGAGCCAGCGCCGTATCCAGGTGCCCGCGGTATCGATGCCGAGCTGCGCGGCCTCGGCCAGCGCCCGGCGGTCGAACTCGACCAGCCGACAGGCCGCCGACCATGCGACCTGTTCCACAATGCCCGTGTCGCTGCGCATCAGGCGACCCCCGCGATTTCGGACCGGCGCGGCGTCGGCGCGGTACCGGTGTAGAGGTGGCGTGCATCAACGTCGGCGCGACCGATCCTGTTGACCCCGAGCACCTGCGCGCGCTCGTGAACCTGTGCGAGATTGACGCAGACGCGCCGGGTCGAGCCGTGCGAGAGGCGCAAGAGGTCCGCCTTCAGGTCGGCGCCCAGATCGATCCCCGGGGCGTAAATCCCGGTCAGATGGTTGAGGTCGCCCATGTCGGCGGGCAGCGCCGCCACCCAGTCGAGCATCCGGCCGTGGACCCGCTCCCATTCCTTCAGCTTCTGCGGCAACAGTTCCTCGCCGATCAGGATCGTCGGCGCCTGGCTGCCCTCATAGATGTCGCGCACGATCTCGACCATCTTGCGCGCGACCAGATGGTCGGCCTCGTCGATGATCAGCGGCACACCCCTCATTGTCAGCTCGGCGGCGATCCGGTCGACCATGTCGGCGGTGTTGCCCTTCGGCACGAGCCCCAGTTCCACCAGGATGGCCGAGCACAGGTTCTTCTTCGTCCAGGCGCTCTTGCACTGCACCAGCACCGCCTGAAACCGGTTCGCGGCGTAGATCGCCGCGGTCGACTTGCCGAACCCGCTGAAGCCGTAGAAACACGCCATCCCGGGCAAGCCGATGGCCCGGTGGTGAACCCTGTCGATCAGCGCCGTCAACGCGGCGACGTTCCGCAGGGGTGCGACACTGTTGTAAAGCCTTTGACCGTCTGCCATTCTGAGCCTCCTTACCGCTCTTGCCGCCGGTGGGCCTGGCCGCCCCCGGCGGTTTCCTCATCCGAAATACGCGTCCCCGAAATCCGACCAGAGCCTGCGCTCGGCCCGGTATTCGGCGGTCGATCGATAGCCGGCCAGCCACCTGGCCTGTTCCGGGGTGACGGCCTCGCCGGCCTCCACCTGGCGCTCCAGATCAAGCGCCCGCCGGAACCGCTCGCGCGGGGCCTCGGTGACCGGGGCCGGCGTGGCCTTGGCGGCCGCGAACTCGACGACCATCGCCGCCTGGGCCGCCGCGACCTCGGGCCGGGGTGCCGGAGTGGCAGGGGCCTTTGGCACCGCCTTGAACACCGGGCGCACGACCTTCGCGTCGGGTGTGGCCACCGGCTCGCCCGGCGCCGTGGCATCCAGATCGAGCCCCAGCTCGCGGGCGGTGAGCTTGCGATGCGCCTCGAGCGCCCGCTTCTCGGCCTTCTGCCAGTCGCCGCGCGCCTTGGCGTGGCTGCGCGCCTCTTCGACCGACAGAAACCCGGCCTTCTGGTGGCAATCGGCGGCCCCCAGATAGCGGTTGTCGGCGGCATAGACGTGGACGCCCGCGTGCAGGTCGGCCGGATCGAAGCGCACGATCACCCGCTGGCCGGCGATCTCGTGCATCCAGTCGGACCAGTACTCGTTGCCCATCAGCCGCACGCGGCCGGAATGAGTGTCCGCGCGCAGCCCCTCGGCCCCCAGCAACCAGAGCCTGCGCTGCGCCTCGGTCGCCTTGCGGATCGGCGCGCGCTCGTAGCTCTCGGCGAAGACCTCGGCGAAGGAGCGACCCCAGGCGACCTCGGACCGCCGCCCGCGGCGCAGGTTGTGCTCCTCGATCCCTTCGGCCACGACCTTGAGGAACTCCTCGAAGGGCACCGCCCGGCTGCCGTAATCCTCGGGCTTGGCCTCGGGCTTGTTGCCGGTCCAGGCGCCATCGAACCTTGGGTCCTTGGCGATCGCATCGCACATGTCGCGGAAGGCGCGCTCGATCGGCTTGGATTGCCCGGCGTAGGGCGTGGCCCAGTGGATCTCGCACCCGAGCGCGGTGAAGAGGCCGGGGATGTCATCCTCGCGGACCTTGAACCGGAACCGCGTGGGCGTGCCGCCGGTGATCAGCTTGGCGGCGAACTCCCGGCCGTTGTCGAGAACGACATGTTCCGGGATGCCCCAGTCCGCGATCATGTCGCCTGCAGCCAGGAGCACCGCGTTGGAATTCGCCGTCAGGTCCAGCCGCCAGGACAGGATACGACCCGAATAGATGTCCTGAAACGCGACCATCTGCGGGCGCACCGGCGTGTCGATACCCGGCCAGCGCACGAAGACGTCGAAGCGGTGGAAGTCGCCGTTGACCACCTCCAGCGCGTGCAACGCGGTCTTGTCACGCACCTGCGCCGGGTAGTGCCGCTTCAGGGCATCGAGCCCCTTGCGCGCCAGAACCTGGACCGGTTGGCTGACGCGCGTGTCCAGATAGCGGCGCATGGTCCGCTCGGGCGCGGCCCGCCATCCCTTGCCACGCGCAACCCGTTCGGCACGCCGCCAGCAACTGGAAAACGACGGCCCGGCCAGACGCAAATAGTCTGCCTTCAGCCAGTCGAAGAATTCCTCGTCGAACTCGGCGCGCGTGACCTTGCGAACAACAGCCCGGTGGCGGGGCGCGAGATGCGGCAGACGGTCATCCGGCCGGATGCCCTCGACGGCACCCAGCCAATTCCACAGTGTCCGCGCACCAATGCTCTCGATCTGCGCCACCTCGCGCACCGCCAGATCGCGGCCGAGCCGGGCCTCAAGCGCCTCGACCGCCTGAATGCAGCGCAGCCGCAAACGCGCCTTGTCCTGCACGGTGTCGGGCAAAGCCTCGAACCACGCCCAGGCGTTGCCCCGGCTGACGACGCTCGCCGTCACCGGCACCACGGCCCCGGCCAGCAGCGCCTTGCGCGCGGCGAGGGGCAGGGCGGACCAATGGTACTCCCAGCCGCCGCCGCGCCCGGCACGTCGGCGGGCGAGGGCAGGATTGGCGCGCAGGTTGATGGTCGAGATCCAGCGATCAACACCTTGCCGCGTGCCCGGCACGTCTGGCAGCGCCGCATCGGCCAGCTCCTGCGCCGTCCACCACGCTTTTTCGGGGGCCATTCCGGTCATTCGGGCGACCCCTCGTAAAGGAGCGCCGCCAACTCGTCGCCCTGGTCGCGGCAGAAGCGGCGGCGCGCCTCCTTCGGCGCACGGGCCCAGGCCGCCTTCAGCGCCTTCAGGCCGGCTTCAACCGGGGCTTCAACCGGGGCTTCGGCGCCACGCTCGGCACGGTATTGGCGCCGCGCGGTGGCCGCATTCTTCGCGTTGCCGCCGGCCAGTTTCAGGATGACCTGTGAACGCTCGTCCGGGTCCGTGATCTTGCCGATCTCGCGCAGGTCATTGACGGCGACTTTTGCCGCACCGCGCAAGACCTCGATCTCGGAGCGGGTCAGGGCTTCGGCGGCGGCGATGGTTTTGTAAATGGCACTCTTCGAGACGCCGCGACGTTGCGCAGCGATTCCAGCAAACGGAAATTTTTCCACTTGCTGACCCTGCCGAGCCAGACCACCGGCCGTGCCCCTCCCGGTTTCGGGATACTTGCGCAGATAGGCCCGCCGCCAGGCTGCCAGGAACACGGCTTCATCCAGCGCGTTCATGCCGCCGGGCAGGTTCTGCCCGGCCTCCATCAGCGCGGCCTCGTCATCCGTACAGCTACAGGCAACCACCGGGATCGCCTCGAACCCAAGCCGCCGCATCGCCTCGATCCGGTGCGCGCCGTCGATCAGGACGAACCCGCTGCGCGTCTTGCGCACCACCACAGGCGTGGTGAACCCGTATTCCTCGATCAGCTCGATCAGCGCCGCGACCTGATCCTCGCTCACCGGGCGCAGGCGCCCCGTGACGGCGATCTCGGCGATCGGCAGTTCCTTGGTGGCAGGATGGAAGGTGGTCACTTGTCGCCTCCAGCCTGTGCCCGGAGGGCGAGACGCGCCTCGGTGATCAGGCCCTGGGCCTTGACCAACACCTCGTCCTCGGTATCCGTAATGATCTCGAGCGCTTCGCGATCCTGCGTCTCGAGGATCGCGGAAATATCCTCGTCGCTCAGATGAGCCTCGTGGCAGAGCCGCTCAACCATCGTGAACAACTCGCCCAGAACCCAGTCCACGCTGACCGTGTTCGACTCTTTGCGGCCGTCACCCATGGGACACCTCCGCCGCCGGGCGGAACCGATCGGCGAGGGCGTTGACGCTGCCGACGCGGTCGAGCATCACCTCGATCACCCCGTCGTCCACGCCGTCCGGGGCGTTGCTGCCCTGCAGCGCGAGGGCGAAATCCGCGAGTTCCAGCGCCTTGCGGCACAAGAGTTCGGCCGCCGTCCTGAGGTCCATGTCAGCCATTCTCCGGCCCCTTCGTCATCGTGTAATAGAACCGCCGCCGTCCCCCGATGATCTCGGACCGGCAGTCGATTTCGGCGCCGTGTTGGCGCAACTCAGCGACGCAGGCATTCACCGCCATCACCCGGCCCCGCCGCACGATGTCGCGCGTCGTGTGCGGTCGGCCGTCCGAGAGGACAGCCAGCACACGCTGCAGGCGGGGGGATGTCAGGGGCGCTGCGTGCATGGTCAGGCCTCCGCGTCCGAACGGTAGACACAGGCTCCCGCAACGAACATCATGACCGGCGGCAGAACATCATCGGCCCGATGGGGGAGCGCGAGGCGTGGCAACAGAACGAGGCATTCGCCGGATCGAGATTGATCCCTCAACCCTGAACTGGGAGTTGCCAACAGCAGCACGCCATAGGCTGGACGCGCTGGCGACGCTTGCAGATACCGACCGTCTGGGCCGAGGAAAGCCGCTTCCAGCAAGACACCGGCTTCAAATTCTTGGCAGGCTTCTCGACCATCTGTTCCCGGACGGCACAACAACACACCTGCCCGAAGCCGCAGCATCTCTTGATCCAGCGCAGCGGGCATACCTGGCCGCTCTGGTGTTCGAGGCGCGGGCCGCATTGGACAGAAGACAGGCAGAAGCGCCGTCCACCCTGTTGGGATTTCTGCCCGATACCCGTTCCACATGGGCGAACATGCTGGGTCAGGGATGGATCCCGATGCAGCCGGGAACGATTGCAAGACGCAGGGACTGACCAGCATCGTCACACTCCCGCCGCGCGTCGGGCCTTGCGCCCACCGCTCGATCCAGTGAGGCCATAGCCCGCCAGCGGATCGAACACGGCCCGACAACGGCTGCACATCCGGTTGTGGATGCCCTCGCTCTCGAAGGTGCCGCCGCAGCACAGGCATGCGCGGGGGCCGATCTTGCGGACCGCGTTCCAGGCCGCCTGCAACTCTTCGCAGACCCGATGCGCCTGTGACGCCGAGAGATAGGCATGCGTCTGGACATCGTCGGGGTCGAACACGACATGCCCCTTGCCGGGCACATAGTCGACACGGAACCGGGCGAAGCGCGGGGAGGGCAGGTTCCAGTCCTTCATTGCAGTACCGCCCCGGCCCAGAGGCCGAGCCAGAGCATGCCGATCAGGCCGAAGGCCCCGAGCAGCTCACCCAGCCAGTGCTCATCGAGCGCGCGCAGCGCCCGCACGATCAACGTCATGCGACACCTCCAAAGTTCGGATTGAGGGGGGAAGGCAGGGCGAGCGCGGCGCTGGCCCCTATGCCGGCACAAACCCTTGTGCCTATTCTTGCCGGAAACCGGCGACGATCATGGCGGTGCCGGAGGGCGTTCCAGCGCCCTCCGACACCTCTCGACCCCTTCTGAACACCCCAAAAGGAGACGATTTGAATGGCCAGCCCCAAGGAACGCTCGCCGTTATTCGACGGCGCGCCGCTGCACATGTTCAAACCAGCAACACTGCGGCTTGAACTGGGGACTATCGCCGAGCGCGTCGGAACCACGCGGTATCCCAGTCCAATGCCAACCGATGCCGAATGGGACGCGATCATTCGCGAGATCCTTCCGGTATCACCCCGCGGTATCGGAACCGCATCTTGGCTCCGTCGATGGGGCGAGAAACAAAGGGCAGCGCTGGGGCTTCGAGCCAGGACTCTTGAGACACGCCTTCGCGCGTTTCCCGATCACGATTGGCAGGGCCTGCCGAACCCGGAATGGATACTGGCTCCGGTTCACTGGAGAGACCGGATGCTGGCGATCCTTGGCACCGGGACGATTCCGGTCGCGTGGGTGCGCCTGACGGAATAGATGCGGAAATGCCGCCCTGCATCCGCTTCAACTCGCCCTCGCTCAGGTCCCGGAGATACCGGGAATGCGAGGCTTCCTCCTCGGCGGCGAGGACGCGGATGTCGGCGTCCCTCAGCCACCATCCGAGTTCCGGGCAGATTGCCAGCGCGAGCGTCTGGCGCAGCGATCGCAGGAACATCATGCGGCCTCCTTCTTGCTCTTCGGCGGCCGGGGGATGTCGCGCGGCCATTCGAGGTCGGCGGGCCAGTTTTGATCGAACCAAGCGAGGACCCGGGCGGCAGTCGCCGTGCGGCAGTCACCGCCGTCCATCAGCTTCTTGAAGAAGTCGCCCTTGCCCAAGGCGCGCATCGAGATCGCGAAATGGGTGACACCCTGGTGGGTGGCCAGGGATGTCGCGAGGGTGACGAGGGCGGTGCGCTGTGTCATGGCGCAACCCTAGCCTGTAGTGGCCACGCTACGCAAGCCTGTAGTGGCTCAATCTTTCTTATTTAGCCAGTTCAGGCTATGTTTCGTCGATGGATCCGATTCTTTCCGCAATCGACGAGGCCTTGAAGAAGAAAGGCCTATCAGATGCCGCAGCCTCGAAGCTGGCGGTCGGTCATCCTTCGTTGATCAAGAACTTTCGGATAGAGAGAGTGGGAGAGAAGCGATACAACCTGCCCTCTTTAGAGAAGCTTGCAGATGTCCTCGACTTAGAGCTGTATTTCGGTCCTCGCCGAGTCTCTGACGCCCCACCGCCGCCGCCGATCGCGGTGGATGGCGAGGACTTTGCCACCGTCAAGCGTGTCGCGGCCGAGGCCAGTGCCGGTCCAGGTGCCCTGAATGGCGATGCCGAGGTCGTCGGGTCACTCGCCTTTCGGAAGGACTGGCTCCGCGAGCGCGGCGTGAAACCCGAGAGGGCACTCCTGGTCACGGTGACCGGCGACAGCATGAAGCCGACGATCCACCCTGGCGATCTGGTGCTGCTCGATCTAGAACGCACCGAGATCGTCAATGGCCAGCCCTACATTTTCAACGACGCCGACGGCGAGACGCGCCTCAAGCGCCTTCACCGCCTCGGCCGCAACACGCTCGCAATGGTCTCGGACAACCCCGACCACCCACCCGAACTGCGCAACGGCCCCGACGCCGAACGCGTGAAGGTCCTCGGCCGGATCGTCTGGAGCGGGCACAATTGGGAATGA